CTTCCGATAAAACAGGTTATTTCATACGTTGTCTTGCATGGTAGTACCATCTTTCTACTTCTCACTATGCCCTATCTGGGCGCACGCCATCATATCCAAGTCCGGGAATATGGAGAACTTCATCAGCGTAGAGAACGATATCACCTTGTTCTTTCAGGTTCGGATTTGCTTCATCATAACGGCTGTAAATATATATCAAGCGGTTTTTCTCATCACGGTCAACCTTCATTTTATCCGGCATCAGCGGATACAATCCGATAACATCGCCTCTGCCGTTTCGGATGATCTGTGCATAGGCATTGCCGTAGATCAGCAGATGGGACATTAGCGTTTCCCTGAAAACAAAAGAAGTCATTTCGGGATTTGGCTGATCGTGGAGCAAAAAATAAAGCGGATGCTGTGGCACTCGCTCCTTTCCATTTTCGTTGTATTTGTACACATGAAGCGGCAGCTGTGCAATCGCTTCTGACAGCACACGCACACAGGCATAAACCGCAATATGCTGTAAGGCTGTTCTGTCGGTGACACGTTTACCGCTGTTGGCTCGTCCAAAGAAATATGTGTAGGACGGCGAATCATAGCTGTTGGTCGGCTTATCTCTGGACTTGAATAGTCCTGTAAAAATACCCATAAGAATCACTCCTTTCTTGACTTTGAGGGTTGGGGTGTGGTATAATATACTAAACTAAACAGAATGTAGGGTAGAAACTCTATAAATCGTGCTTTGTTAATTTGGTAAATTCTAATATCTGGGGTATGGTGGTGAAAGTACAAGATGAATGCAAACTATCTCAAACTTGAAAAAGGTAAGCAGATTGGAATACGTAAAAGAATACTAAAAGGAAATAAGTATTATTGGTATTCATATGCTGTTCAAAAAGTTAATGATATATATATCGTCTATGAGCATGAAATTGCAGAAGATAATATTTGTATGGAAATTGATGAGTATGAAAATATTTATCAATAACTATAAATGAGCATGCACCGTCATTTTGCACAACAATTCCCAACCATTTATGCTCTCTCTGCAATTAAAAACGGGATTATCATGTGAAATTATGACATATTTTTGTGCAAGTCGCTGGAAATGCTCATTTATACTAAAGTAAAATATGAAATGCTATACAGCTGATGTGATGGGCATTAACCATTTACATCGCAAAAATTCCGGTGATTTTTACAGAAAGTGAGAATGCAAGAGTGAGAAAGAACATCATTCATCATCTTTTTTCTATAGCAGCTTTATGTGCTGTTGTTTTTACAAATACAATCTGGCTGACAGGCTGTGTTATTTATGACAGTAAAGATTTAGCAAAATTTGCGAAAGAGCAGCTATACGAAAAGCATGGAGAAGAGTTCGAAGTGAAAACTATCATGGATTCTCATCGAACAATTGCATATCCAGTAAATGATCCTGATTTATTGTTTGAGGTGTATAGCCTGATTGAAACACGTGGCGGAAAAGATGATTATATCCAATCGATCATTGGAGACCAATACAAGAAAATCGTGGAAAAAACCTTCGCCGATGTCAATTTGTATTTTTACATTGATGTAGATGTTCCGAGCATTCCGTTTAAAGAAAAAGAAATCAAGAATACGAATATCACAATTGAAGAATACAATGATGAGATGTCTGCATATAGCATTCATCCAACAATTGTTTTATATTTATCTTCTGATTTTTTAGATTGTTACAGTAATGAGGAATTATATTCCTATATTCAAAGCATTGTTTCTGATACAAATCTTGATTATTTAAGGATTGATTTTATATTACTGGAGGATGAGAAAACTGTAGAAGAATATTATAGCGAGTATCCCTCCCTTTCTTGTAATTCAAGTCTAATTGGATTTCTGGACGAAAAGTATGAGCGAGTGGCACAAGGTGCCGAGCAAGGTATTTGGAAAATGAGTATTGATGAATTTAATCAAAAAATGGAGGAGATTAGAGAAGATGAGTTATACAGATAAGGAAATGCAGATTTCCACACAAATTGCATATATGAATATTACCAACTTCCAGATTGATGATTATGCTGATAAACATAATGGAGAATATCCGACCATTCAAGAAATTCCAGTTTGCAAAGATAATCAAACCTATAACACCAGCATATCCCTCGTATCATAAACCGACTCATCAGAAACGCATCCACAGCGGATTGCACGGTCAAGAGCCATGATCATGGCAACCGCACCGTCAATCTTCTCTGTGGATTTTTCTTTATCCGGCTTGATATTTCCGGCAGGGTCACGCCTGATGAAAATGTTATCCATCATCCACCGAAGAACAGGGTGTCCGTTGTGGGCAAGGGTCTGTTCCAGAGTCAGTTTCATCAGTTCCTTGGTAGGCGGTGACATATCTTTATATCCTTGTCCAAATTGTACCATCGTAAAACCTAACCCCTCAAGATTCTGCGACATCTGCACTGCACCCCACCTATCAAAAGCAATCTCTTTGATATGAAACTTCTGCCCCAGTTCATCTATGAAATTTTCAATAAAACCATAGTGAACAACGTTGCCTTCGGTAGTTTTCAGATAGCCTTGTCGCTCCCATATATCATATGGAACATGGTCACGTCTTACTCTGAGTGGCAGTGTTTCTTCCGGCAGCCAGAAGTAAGGCAGAACATAATAATGTTCATCATCTTCAGTAGGTGGAAAGACAAGTACAAAAGCTGTAATATCTGTTGTACTGGAAAGGTCAAGCCCACCGTAGCAGATACGACCTGCAAGCATCTCTTCATCAAAAGCGACCTTGCATTTGTCCCATTTTTCCATCGGCATCCAACGCACCGCCTGTTTTACCCACTGATTCAAACGCAGTTGTCGAAAAGCATTTTCTTCACCGGGAGTTTCCTTTGCAGAATTACACGCAGCCACCACCTTATCCATTCCGATGGTCTTATCCAGGCTTGGATTTGCCTTTTTCCACACCTTCGGGTCAGTCCAGTCCTCGGATTCATCTGCACCATAAATCACTGGATAGAAAGTAGGGTCATGTTTTCTGCCCTCCAGAATATCCTTCGCTTTTTGGTGGACTTCATAGCAGATGCTATTGGTATCCGTTCCGGCTGTGGTAATCAGGAAATACAAAGGCTGCATTCTGGCATCACCGGAACCTTTGGTCATAACATCGAACAGTTTTCGGTTCGGCTGCGTATGAAGCTCATCAAACACAACCCCATGAATGTTGAAACCATGCTTGGAATAGGCTTCTGCCGAAAGCACCTGATAAAAGCTGTTTGTTGGTGTATATACGATTCTTTTTTGTGCAGTAAGTATCCTGACTCTTTTCATCAATGCCGGACACATACGAACCATATCTGCGGCAACGTCAAAAACAATCGAGGCTTGCTGTCGGTCTGCGGCACAACCATAGACCTCCGCTCGCTGTTCTCCGTCACCGCAAGTTAATAGCAGAGCGACGGCAGCTGCAAGCTCACTCTTGCCATTTTTTTCGGAATTTCAATATATGCTGTATTAAACTGACGATAGCCGTTCGGTTTCAAGATTCCAAACAGGTCACGGATAATCTGTTCCTGCCAGTCCAGCAGTTCAAATTTCTTTCCTGCCCATGTGCCTTTGGTGTGGCTGAGGCATTCAATAAAAGAGACGGCATAATCTGCCGCCTTTTTGTTATACTTGGAATCCTCCGCCATAAAACGGGTCGGTTTAAATCTTGCTATTGTTCTCACCTCCAAACAAAAAAGACCTGCCAAAAGCAAGTCTGCATCATTTATTTTAATGCCCTCATGGGGCAGTTTTGTAATCGAGATTCCATTCCCATTGTAACCATGTTACCATACAAATTCAAGTTTATCAAGTCATAACGAAAAAATATACTGCACAAACATTGCAGGACTATTTTGTGTACTATATTTCTTCGGTACGAGCCACACAGCCTTGTTTCCAAGGCTGTGGTTTGTGGGTTTGAAAGGGAAATTTATCTTCCCGTCATGCATTCCCATTCAAATTCGCAGGCATTTTCGTATTCCTCATCAAAAAGGGCATCATCGTCGATGTAGTCCTCCTTGAAGTTGATTCTGTCAATGCCTTCAAAAATCGTTTCGTTTTCTTCAGCATCCGCCTTTGCAAGGTCTTCTGCGTTTTTCTCAACCCATGCTGTGAACTCCTCGTCGTCCATTCTGTCCTCATTTTCAATTTCAAGGTCGTATTCGTAATTTTCATCAAACCAAGTGATGACCGCCTTTGTGATTTCGGTTCTTTCGTTCCAGTCCGTTCTGTTTGCCATTGCTCTTGCCTTTGCGATTCCGTATGATACCATTGTATTTTCCTCCGTATTTCGTGGCTTTTTGGTTGTTTTCCCTTTCGGTAACTGTATATTACCATACCTTTGGACACATAGCAACCCGCTAAACTGCCAGAATATACAGTCTGAAAACCACCACTGTATTGTGTAGATTATGACAGCAAAAAAGCAGCCGCCACGTTTGCGTTTGTGGCGTTGCTTTTCAAATCGGAAAGGTATTTGAAATCGCTTTTACTTGCCGTTACAGGCGAACGTGCGGGCTGTCAGTCCCTGATTATGATCGGCATCAGACCGTTTGGCTTAGGAATAAAAAGTTCAATGTTCCAAAATCGCTGTCTGTACTTTTCCATAAGTTCAGGAGAAAGATCTGTGAAATCTTCTGCTCCAAGACCTGCGATGAAAAATGTGCCTTTGATGATGTCACCTGTTTCAGGAAGCATTCTGTTCCACTCCGTATCGGATTTCAGCTTTGATTCATCATCACAAACAAGGGCAATTTCATCTTCAAAAGGGTATATCGCTTGCAGATACCCGCCAACTGTTTTCTGCATGGATTCCAGATTGCCGTCAATTTCAGCTTCTCTTGGATGTTTTCTCGGTTCAACGATAAGTACTTTCATATGGTTTTCCTTTCTGAGCCGTATGCGGGGCAGTTTGTTCTGCCCCTTGGCTCTTTTGGTTTTAGTTCAGTCTGATGCGAATTGCAGGGTATTCCTTTGCATTGCCCCAGATGTCCG